GGGAGCAGTGACCGAGGTAATCAAGCCACCGCCGCCGGTGTAGGCCGTGGTCTGGACGGTCGAATCTCCGAACGTAATCGAACCAGCAGCCGACAGGCTGATGCCATCCGAACGCATCTGGGTCGTGTACGTCTCATCCTGCACCGTGATCACGTCATGCTCAATCCAAGCCGAATGAGGCGTGCCGGACATATCCTCGAAGCCGATATACTCGTTCGTGAAGTACGACGTGCGGTCAGGCGTGTCGATATGCTGGATGGCAATCGAGTCGTGGGCGATGGAGACGCCCAGCTCGTTTGTGGCCTCGAAGACATTAACCAGATCAGGGGCTACGTTGACGTAGTACGGCGTAGCGTTGGCGACATTGATGCCGGTATGGGAAACCTCGACGCCGTTGTCGGCTGCGCTGTTCCAGGCGCGGAGGGTCGTCCCGGCCAAAGAGTCAAGGTAGAGCGGACGGGGGGTAGTCGTCCCTTGGTTAGTCGTCGTCAGCCAACCTGCCTGCCAGTTGAACTCATAGCCGATAGAGCACACCAGGCTGATGCCGTAGTTGCCGCCGCGCGACGTGTCGAAGTTGCCTTTCGAGATATACTGGCCGGACGTGCCGTCGAAGACGATAGCCCCGGTCATCGTGCCGCCAGCCAGGGGAAGATAGGAACCGCCGCCGCCACCCGTGACGACAGACCATGCGCCATCTTGGCGAGCGTACTGCGATCCATCCGAAGGAGCATCGGTCAGGAAGCCGTCTGGGTTGGTTTGTAGGTAGTACGTCGAAGCAGCGGTGCTGGTATCCAGCTTGGCCGCTAAGACGTCATAGAGGTCTGTCTGATTGATGAGACTGCCGCCGATGCTTCCCCACTGGGTAGCGCCAACAGGGCCGGGGTAGGCAGTGGTCTGCACCGTCGAGTCTGGGAAGACGATGCCCTGGGACGGCTGGATCGTGAAGATGCCAGAGCCGGTCTGCGTTAGGGTCAGGCTAGTCGGGGAGAGTTGAGCCGCGTTCGAGCCAGAGCCTTGCGCCGTCAGGCCATTAAAGACCGGGGTGTTGGCCGTGCCAAGGTTGAGGTTATCGCGAGCCGTGGATAGGGACGTCAGGCCAGCCAGATTTCCCGCCTTGGTCAGGTAGGCCGACAGGTTGACGGTCGTCCAGTTAGTGGCGTAGTCCACGCCAGTAGTCGTCTTCGTCAGGAACTGCCCAGCGGTGCCGCCCGCGGCTACGCCAGGGCCCGTCGCCCCCGTCGCACCAGTGGCGCCTGTGGGTCCGGGTGTACCGATGGTACCCGACAAGGTGCCAGCGATGAGGCTGTTGAAGGTGCCGTTGATGGTTGCCATAGAATTAGGCTTTGGTAACCGTATCCGCAATGATCACGCGGAACTGCTGGGAGTGTGTCGTGGGCGAGCCAGCAAACACGAACCTGATATCCCAGTTGGCCTGACCGACCGCCCAGTCGGACGTATCGCCAGTGTAAATGGTCGTAAAGGATAGGCCGTCGTTAGCGATGGTTACCGTTAGCGCGTAGATGTTACCGCAGCGGTCCTGAATGTCCGAGGTAATCGTCGTATCCAGCAGATCAGCAGGCTCCCCGGCGCTGGGCGTCCACGTCCAAGTGCACCCGAATGAGTCTCCACGCGAGAAAGAAGCGGTGTTAGCCATGCTACTTATTGCGGGAAAAGTAGGGTTTAGGGAGGCGTAACGGGGAGGGGGACTATATCCCTAGGGCTAGGCGGTTAGATCAGGGCCTTTAACTGAAGTAACCTCATAGTCCTTAATGTAAGTAATGTACCCTTCAATCTTAGGAAGGACAATGTCGTGCAGCTTAACTCCAAATGAAGTATAGTCTACGCCTGGGCGTGCCGTACCGTCGCACTCGTAAGTATTACCTGCTGAAACAACCACGGTATATTCTTTTACCTCATGCTCTACGCATTTCTCGCTTTCGTAATCAGGGGCAAACATACACCCCCAATAGTGGACATGGACCGGTAAGGGTGGCGGAAAAGTGTAATCGATTCCTGATGGCTGGCCTGTTTGAAATCCTAAGTAAGGGCCGCGTCCGTTAACGGGCCCGGACAGCCGGGTGCCACTAAGATAGTTACAAGGCTCATACTGTTTAAAAGTTGTAGGCAATCCTCTCTGCCAATTGCACCAAGAAATTGGAGTTGCAGTGTAGGGAGGCGAATGATCAGGGAAGTCCTTGTTGTCTGGATAAAAACAAACCTTTGGGACCGTCTTCCAGATGTAAACTTTAACTTTTAATTCTGTATCAAGATTCCAGCAGCTTCCCCGTGAATCAAGAAATAGCCCATGGGTAGCCTTACACTTGTAACGAACAAAACTATCGTCAGCTCCAGGCGAAGAAGGGTTCGGCCTTACAATGGCAAAGTACTCAGAACGGTAAGCGCCTGATGGGTATGGGTTAGATGTATTACCAAAGTCATCTTGAGTATATTGCCAAGTAGCTACATCAGCCAGCCATTGTCCGGCGGGTGCCCAAGGATGAACAATGCTCCACTCAACTGAGCCTTCAGGGTATGGAATCTCTCCTTGGTTAGTAAATTGATATGAGAAATCACATTGAATTTGCAGCTGCGAATATAGTACCCCTTCGTCATAGGCTACTTTCCAAGGGCAAATCCATTCAGCAGGGCTTTGGCTACCTGCCTGAACATTAGGCGGGCCATCTCGAGTTTGATAGTAAGGATCACCTTCGTCAGGTTCAATCGATATAGGAGGATTGATATCGTTTCCAATTCTTTCCCAAGCATCTTCAGATGTATAGCGAGGCCATAGAGGAGTCGGATTATATACTCCTTCAGGCCAAGGCAGATTTAGCAGGTTAGTATCTTCTGCGTGAATTGAGAATGAGTTGGCTACAACGGTCTTAAATGTTGAGTTCCATCCATCAACCAAATCCTGCTGAGTTGTGCCTGGATAAGTGCCGTCATTCAGCACTGAAGTTCCATCCTCAAAAAAGTACAATGCCGTCTCAGTGTTGAAAGGCGGTATATTAGTATCAGCTTCTTTTGCCGCGTCTGGATAAAAGTGATCAATCTCGGTACGGTAGCAGACAATTTTAAGGGCGTTCTTCGGGAGCGTTTCCTCGGTATATTGAACATCGCTACCAATTGTAACCCCAATGGTACCAGCAGTCTTTACAATGCAGAGAGACGGCTCGGTTTGCGGATAGTTACCGAAATACGTATGAAACTGAGCCGGAGATAAATTGCCGTATTTATTACTGTTTAAGATGTGGCCTTTCCGCTCTTGCGATCCGTTGGCTTGACCAAGGACTACAAGCGCAGCGCCGACGCGGTGAGGAAGACCAATCATACGTTGCTCCACCAATACTTAGCCGGGTTAGAGCCACACTTGAACCGCTCAGTCCAGAGCGACGATGAGACAAGCTGCTGGGCTTCTCCATCAACAATCCGAGCAATTCCAATATAACTGGCAGATTCTCCGTCGGCAGGGATAGCGGAGCCAGAATAGATCTGAACGGCAACGGGGTAATTGTCGCCAGATACTGTCGCAGACAGATAGAAGAAACCATCCGTAAGCTCGAAGTCGGTATCAATGTTGCCTGGGATAATGTTATTAACCATGCCGGTGCAAATCTTCCACGTGTAGGATTCACCAACAATCTGCTTCCTGACGTGGAACGGATGAGAGCAAGACGTGCCGGTGCACTCTTGGTCAAAGACGAAGTTAGTTTCTTCCCAGTCGTCAGGCCCGAGCATATCGGTAAAGAAACTGGTTGTTAGCGGCGTAATACCGTTAAGAGTAATCTTTAAATCATTGTTACAAATACGAATAAAGTCTTCATCGTTTTGAACATTGAACGGATCGTCAGCTTCCCTCTCTCCCTCAACATCGTATAGCGTTGAGCCAAGGTACTGCAGCGGGATGTTAATATCGATTGAGCCGACAACGTGCTGTCGAATGTCTAAGCGCTTAACCGTCTCTTCTTCAATATGAACAGTAGTGACATTGATGGTCGCAATAATCTTACAGTCATAGCCCCACTTCACCGGGTTAAACCAAGTTGTGTGGCACGCGCCGAAGTCATAATCATACCCGGTAGAATCCTTGTCATAGCCCTCCATCCTTTGAATGTTATGTCGGTTGACGTACTGCGACGGGCCGGTCTCTTGGAAGATAATATCATTTAATGCCTCTGAGTCTTGGAAAATTGAAACGAAAGGACGGTTAGTTGTCAGCAGCGCCGAGACGTCAATTTTGTCGCCCGCAATGTCAGGCTTACAGATTGTGACGTAATAGAATCCGTCACCGGGTAATTGGTAATATCCTCCGTTATCCATCCATGGCGTATTCCCAATAGGGATTTCACCGTCATGCGCCGTGACGCCTGAGCCTCCGACGGCTACTTTCTGCATGAAAATCTGGCGACGGCTGGTCAGGGGTTCCTTCCAGATTTGAGGCATATTGCTCTTATCAAAGTTCACGGCCCCCTTGGCGATCTGGATGGCTGCCGTATTTTGTCCAACCCCGCCGTAGGACCTTACCTCGAACTGCAAAGGCTTGCGGCCCTGCATGAGACCAATGGCTTCCCAAGGTTTTTCTACGGTCAGGTTCTCCCCCTGGCTAGAAGCCGTGAACGTATAACCAGTCCCGGGTTGGATAGCCATGGTCAGCGCTTAGATGTTGATATAGACGCCCGCGTCCCAGCCGACCGATGAATAGCGGACTTCGTAGATAACCTTAAATAGCAATCCGTATTGCTCAACATTGACCTGTGAGAGCAAGTTAACGTAACCGCCACCTGTTCCGCTTCCGACAGTGCAATAGTCAGGAATAAGCGGGAACACATTAAAGTTAGAAGTTCCGGTAGCTTTGCCTAGGCATTCATATAAAGCCAAGACAGACGTCTGTTCCGAAACATAGATTACTCCGCTAATGGTCGTAGCCGTTGCCAGGTACTGAGTCTTTCCGTAAACCGTAGGATATTGCGGATCTACAAAACCAATGAACCGCCCGCCCCTTGGCTGCTCAAAGCAAGCACCATAGTATCCTTCGCAAGACGGAACAGGGACTGTTTCTTGGGTAGATGAGTTATAGCGATTAACAACTGGGCCTAACGTTGAATCATCGTAGGCGCCGCCAAAGTCAGCAGGCAATCCGGCCAGTGCACCACCGGCAAAGCCAGAAGCAGGCGTGAAGAAATTAGGGTGGGCGGTAATGTTCTCAGCGGTAAGGCCGTTAGCAACGCTGGTGTTAGGATTGGTGAATGACCCTCCGTTTATGCTAGGGTCGATGCCAACGTAATCGACCTTCAGGGTAGCGAGGTTAAGATGGTCCCAGCTGATGCTGCCCTTATGAGACTTGCAGTAGCTGTACGAAGAGACCGGGAAAGCCGTACCGCGAACGAACGGATCAAAGCCGCCGTCCTGGTCGCTCTTGAACGTGGCGTTAATCATGATCAGGCCAAAACCGTCAGACGTAGAGGTCCAACCAGGCTGTAGCTTGGCTGACTGGAGGTCGTTTCCTTTATCAATGCGTGCCATGTTATTTAGTCAGTAGATAGGATCGTGAAGGGGATGCAGTAGTATTCTTAACTCCCTTGGTAAAGTCTTGAGGGGTGTAGCCACTCGAACCTGCAATGCGCTCAAGCAGCATGGTCTGCTTTCGCAGTTCTTCTAATTGGTCTAGCTGGGCTTGCATGACAGCATCAGGGCCAACGCCGACAACGTTAGAGAAACCTTGAGGGCCGGAGAAAGACTTAGGAAGTCCGCTAATGTCAGGGCTGGACGGGTTGGCTTTCATGTCCTCAGCAATGAGTGCTTGGACTTTAGCCTGAACTTCAGGATCACTCGCAATGCCACCTTTTCTAGTTTCCCTAAATGGGTGACCAAATGTCTGTTGAACCAAAGCCTGATCAAATATTTTCTGCCCCCTTGGATCATTCTGCAAGAATTCGTTAGTTATATTCCTGCGTTCAATCTTGGATTGTTCAACGTTTTCCTTGGCAATCTTCTCATTATTGCGCTTATTTGCGTAGTACTTATCTTCTGCAGACATCAGCTTGTTCGTACCATCAATAGCGGCCTGATTTGCATCTTCTTGCTTCTTCTGGTTGTCCGCAATCATCTTGCCGATAAACCCCATAGCCGTACCAAGAAGCGCCATAGGTCCTAAGAAGGAAAGGAAGATGTCTTTAAAACTTGAGCCGAATTTCTTAGCAATACCATCCAGTTGCTTGTCCAGACCAGACACAGCAGTCTTAGCACGTCCGGCTACCTGTTCGGCATTGGTATCACCAGTAATGCTAAATTTTACAACGTTGCTCATGCGGGTTCGGTTTCTAGTTTAGCGATTAGGTCTTCGTCTTCCTTGGTAAGTACTTTCATATCAGCACCATTGCCAATAGCAAAGGCAGCGTGCAGCCAGATGGCTTGGGACTCCGGCATTGTCCAAGCGCGTTCCTCTGAGATGCCATGTTTAACCAGGTTGCAGACCACGGTAAGGACCCAAGGCATACCGCTAGAATCGTGGTGCTTGGCCTTTTTCTCCCAGAATTTAGGCCACGCATCGACGAGAACATACTCGGCAAAGCGGGACATCTGTTTAACGAAGTAAGTCTCGCTAGCGCTGAGACGTCCTAGGTAGTAATGGTCCTTCAGGCTGAGTTTTGAGATAGGCTCACCGGCACAAATCTTAACCGCGATAAGTAGATCAAGCGGACGGACTTCCTTTGAATCCATAACAAACGGGGACTCTGCCGATTCAAGCTGCACACGGTTAAGCATTGAAAACGGAGAAACCAACCGACCCAGCATCTTGATTCGAGCCGGGTCAGTGAACGCGCTTAGGCAGCGCTTATCCATCGGTTAGACGACGGCCTCGTAGCCGACGGCGGTAACAGTGACAGCAGAGTAACCCTTAACCGATCCCTTGTCCGAAATTTTGGTGACCCAACCCGAGAAGGTAGTCGAAGCGGAACCGCTAGGGTAAGAAGCAGCAGTGTTGATGGTAACGGAAAAGTCAGCGCCAAGGATTGGAATACTTGAGGATTTCGCGATAAGCTCCACCGTAATCTGGGTCTTTCGGTCGTCGCCGCGCCAAGCAATAGTTTTACCGGTCTCGTCAACGATGGTGGCCTCGGCGTTAAACTCGCCGTCGTTGGTGTAGGACTGCACCACGGCGTTAGACACGGTGGTGTTCTGAAGTGCGTAGATCGCACTAACTCCCTGGACTACGGCGGCCATATACCTATTGTTTCGTGAGTAAGGTTATCAGACCGGGTTGACCACAATCAGAATATCGTACCCGAAAACAGATGCCCAGGAGCGTTCGTTTACCCCTTCATCCTCGGACTGTGGAGTGACGTCATAGCATAGGGCATCGCCCCCGGCGACAAAGATAGCCTGAATGGCCGCTAGGTCCTGCATCGCTCCGGCAACGGCAGCGCATCGGGCACGATGTTCGACAAGGGTATTATCGTCGGCAGATGAGAAGACTGTGATTCGCGTGCCGCAGGAGTAGTTACCTAACCCTTGGGGCATACCGTTAGGCGCCCTGGCAGAGTCGCAGAGGACGATGGCCTTGGGCAATACGTTGGTATCGGCGCCGTCGCCGGTGTAGATAGACATCCCAGACAGTTCGGTCTGAGCTGAGAGGTGAGAAGCGATAGCGGCTTCAATGATTTGTCGTGCACTTTTGGTTCCCATAAAGGTGGTTATTTTCGGTTGGCTCGTTCAACGGCTTCGGCAAGGCGTGCTCTGATTGATTCCGGGTTATTGGCAATTTGCTTAACTCGGTTGCCATAGACAATATTTTCAGTGTCGGCATCGGTTGCAATGTTATTGATATTACCAATCAGGTTAGTGGCTTCCATGGACGTACTATCAGCGGTCTGGCTCATTGAGAACTGACCCATAGCCGATCTGTTAGCATCAACCCACGGCGCGTCGTATACGCCATAGTTACGGGCGTTACCTTTGGAACTGACAAGCGGAGGGATTAAACGAAGAGCAGTAGCCCAAGCCGCCTTGGTATAGCCGACCTTCAGTTGCCGATTAGCAATATATGCCAGCAACAATGATTCAGTCCCAACCATGTATTGAGGACCACCAAGCGGGGCGTTCTTGGGCCACCGCCCTCCGACCTTGGCTTTATATTTATCGTGAATGCCTTTTAGGTCATTAGTGGGTCCAAGTGCTGGACGCATACTACCATCAGCCCGGGCTTTACTTAGGTAGTTCTGAGCTTTGGCAAAGGCCCGGCGGGTATCCGTATCTTGCATGATCTTACGCATAACGGGGGATAGGCCCTTGATGTTCTTCTCCGTAGGTTGAAGCGCAATGAAGTCCATCCAGGAGCGACCACTAGGGCCAGTACCTTGGACAGCGTTGATTACTTGCCGCAGGAATACCCCCTTTGCTTTGACGCCCTGATCCATGGGAATAAAGATGCGCTTAACGTCCTTGGCTAGTTTGCCCATACCGGCCTTATGAGCTGCCACGCTCAGGCCACGGCCCCCACCCCTAGGCATAGGCGGGGTAAACGTCATGGCATCTCGGAGCATTAGGCGCATCTGCTCGTTTGTGATAATGCTCACATCAACCTTAACGTCCTTAGCGAATTGGCTAATAGCCGCGTCAAAGTCAGCCTTTGACTTTGGGTCTATCGGTGTGCTTTCCTTGGCCATTACTGGTTATCGTCGATGCAGTCTAGTTCGATGACGGCGCTGGCCTGCTTGTAAGCCTGTCCCTTGATACGAAGGACCTGCCCGTTAACGGTCAGTTTCTTGCCCTCAGCCAGGAAGGCCGCAGGAACCCCTGAGACTACGGTTGCGACCTGACCCCCAACCCGGCCGTCAGAAGCCGTCCAAGGGGCCGTAGCGGCAGCGAAACGCACCGTCCACATCTTCTGGTCAACGAAGCCCCCTGCCTCAAAGCGGGGGGTATTCATCGGACGCGACAGGCCGACGAGGAAAAGGTCGGAGCCGACCGTGGCCGGGACGCCTATATCAGCTAGGACAATCTGGAAATCTGGGAGGAATGTATCGTAAATGCTCATAGGTGGGGAGGGTAGGGAATTGGAGATACAAAAAAGCCCCCATCGCTGGGGGCTGTTTCAGGCCGTCAGCCCAGATTAGGGGTTGTAGACGGAGGCGATCGTGCCGGTCGTGATGCCCTTGTTCGCGCCGAACATCAGCTCGAAGGAGCCGACGAGGTTACGAGTGGAAGGATCACCCCAGACATTGTAGAACACGCTCAGACCAAGACCCGGGAGAACCATGGACTCGCTGAGGATGAAGTTGTTCTGAGTAGCCTGGAAGTCAGGAGCGGCAGCGGCCATCGCCACGGCTTCGGACGAGCAAGCGAAACCAGCCAGTTTGGCCTCGGACGGGAAGAGGGAAGCGTAGTGAACGCCGCCTTCAAAACCGTAAGCACCTTCAGAGAGGGGCAGGGAGGTCGTGCTGGTCGGGATAAGCTGGGAGTAGATGCCCGGGTTCACGATGAGCGCCTTGCGGCCAGCCTTCGAGACGCCAGCCCAGAGAGCGCGGAGGTTGTCCGAGCCAGGGGTGACAGCCGAGTCGGCAGCGGTGACAGTGGCAGCGCCGAAGTTAGCGACGGTGATAGGAGCAGTAGCAGCGGCCCAGATGGCGTCGGCGAGCTTGTCCATGTTGATCTGCACGATACGTTCCAGCTTGATGCCATTCTGGATGTCACCGTAGGAGAGACCGAACGGCTGATACAGGTGGGCGAGCGTGACGGCAGAGGCGCCGAGGGTGGACGCACCGATGGTCGAGAAGTCAGACGGGTTCGTCAGGGTCGTGCTGCCAGCGGTAGAAAGCGAAACCTGAACGACGTCGGCCGGGCGCTTAACATCAGCGGAGAAATCCGTGGTGAAATGGCTGAGGGCCGCGAGGCGGTTCGCGAGTTTGGTGAGGCCGTATTCGCTGACAGTGTCAACGATCAGGGCGCTGTTGATGGTATTAGCCATGGTAGGTTATATTAGGTAGGGTTGAAGGGAAATTAAGAAACCGTTCCGGTCAGTATCTCATATTTGCTTTGAGTCACTTCGGTCCTGAATCGGTGCGAGTAATCAATGCGGTAGTTGATGGGTCCTCCGGTCGGAGTGTCGTCAATCTGAATGTTGAAACTAAGGGTCGTTTTTCCAGAGTTGGCAGCGGCGTCGGCAGCAATCTCAGACCAAGAAGCGGTAAGCAGTTCGCCGAGGCGAGCGGTCAATGAGTCGGGAAGAGCCATCGGAATTATTTAGCGGAGAAAAGGAGAGCCTTATGCTTCTTGAAGAAGGCGCGGCGTTCAGGACCGGCAGGCATCGCAGCGTACTGCTCGACGATGGAGCCTTCAGCAGCCGAGGCAACCGGGGCAGCGACAGGCTCGACACCAGAGGCGGCGAGGATGTTAGCGGCTTCGGCAGAGGCAGACTGAGCGGACGCCTTGAGGGCGGCGGCTTCGGCTTCAACGGCCTTGAGGGCTTCGGTCAGGGTGGCGATAGTCGCATCCTTCACGCTGGCCTCGACCTTGATGGCATCGAGTTCAGCAGAGACGTTGACCACAGAAGCTTCGACGGTCTTACGGAGATCGTCACGTTCGGCGGTCAGGGAAAGGACGGAGGCTTCAGCAGCCTTAGCGCGCTCTTCGATAGTCATATACTATTGCGGATTAGGTAAGGTTAGGAATCACCCACAGCTTACAGATGCCGTTAGGGTCGATGTCGCCGGACACGATGGCACATCCGCGAGGGCCACGATAGAAGACGCAATTCTGGCAGAGCAGTCCTTCAGATGCGAACGGGGAGACAGGGGCGTAGTGTGCGCCATCAGGCCCGATGCTCTGGTCGAAGGCTCCGAAGGTTTCTTCGATGTCAGAGTAGCAATCGACCATCTCACGCTGACGCGGGGACAGCAGGTCAACTACCTCAGGCTCGAGCTCGACGGACATACGCTTGATGCTGGCCTTGGCAGACTTGCCAGACTTTACGGTGGCGGTCTTCTTGGCGTCCTGACCATTGGAACCCTCGAAGGATGCCAGGGCAGAAGCAAAAGACGTAGCAAGGCCGGTGATCAGGTTCTTGGCAGCGGCTTCTTCGCCCGTGAAAATCTGGCCTTCCATGTCCGCACGGTTAGCCATCGAGCGCTTACGCAGCACGACTTGCTTGAACTGTTCGTGCATAGCGTTGATACGAGCCTGTTCTTCAGCGCGCATCTCGTCAGAGTAGCCTTCGCCTGCCACGTTAGCGGCCTTGTACTTTCCGGCGCGGAAAATTTCCATCTTGAGGCCAATCTGTTCGTAGTAAGCCGCGTAGGACTCATCGACCATGATGACGCCAATGGAACCGACGTAGGCGCTGTTAGAGGCAACGACCTGATCGGCTTGGCTAAACGCATACACTGCCCCGGATGCCATCATGTCCTTGGTATAGGCCATGGTCGGAAGCGGGATATTAGCCACCTTGTCGGCAAGCTCAGGGGTTCCGAGGACAGTACCACCAGGAGAAGAGACGTTGAAAGCGATACGACGGACAGCCGGGTTGGCCAGCATATCGTCAATCTGGTTAGTGATGTCTTCAATGTCTACGCCACCAGTGAGGCGCTCGAACTTGGAAAGCCCGAGGCCCATCGCCCCGGCCACTCGGATCACGCCAGTGCCAGCCGCCGTGACGTACGGCTTCTCGACAGGGTTGAAGAACATATCGAGGACGCCATCGACGACGCCGTACTTCTCGGCGTGCTTCATATGGTTGGCCGCCTTGATGGGGTCGATGAGCATTGGCTCACGCCCGGATAAACCTGAGATTAGACAGCGCACGATTTTATGGATTAGAGGGTTCGGGAGGAGGGGGCAGGTCGAGGTTGTCCGCGACATCAGACGGCGTCTGAGACGAAGCCTGACCCTGCTGTAGCCAATTGAAGGCAGACTGGTAGAGCATCCAAAGCGGCAGGCTTCGGTCCTTAGACTTCTGCACGAGTTTCTCCATCTCGACGGCACGCTGCTCGAGCACCTCGTCGTAGGTCATGCCCTTCTTGGCGAGGATAGCCTGGGCGGTAGTCAGACCCATCTGGAGGTCGGCACGGTCCTGCGAGGCTTCACGGCCCGCATCGACAGTGATGTCACGAGGGGTGATCCACGTCTTGCGATTGAAGTCCGGGTCGTCGGGAATCTTACCTTTTGCGATGCCATCAGCGATGACGTAGTCATACACGCGGTCGAGGTTGTCGATGAGGATAGACTGCCACTTGGAAGCCCATCGGCTGACACGGCTTGCCACTAGTCGAACCGATGCACCGCCGATAGAACCGGGCGCGACCTGATACTCGTAAGGGAGCAGGCGAACGATATCCCGCTCGATGGCGGTCATCATTCCAATCCAAGCAGCCGAAGGACGGGTCTGAGTCAACTGAGTCAGGTCCTCGTTCGTATCGACCACCAGCATCTTGCCGCCCATCTGGGAGGCAATCTTCTCGCAGGAATTGACGTCACCAGAGAAGCGGGCCGCCGGGTCGTCGAGGAGCACCCCACCCTGCTTTTTCAGGATTAAAGTATGATCCGCACTGTCCCGGGCTGCTCTCACTTCCAAGCCGAACACCTCGAGGTGATCTCTAACGGAGTTCAGGCTAGACTGCAAAACTGGATAACCGCGCACTGCAGACGGACGCTCAAACTCCGTAACCTGCAGCATGGCATTGGCAGGTATGTAGCTATCGCTCCTATCGTCGCCGGTGTAGACATTCCACCCGGTAATCTCCGCGTACGTCCCTAGGTAGGCTCCGTCGATATTGTTCGTGGCGAACGCATCACGAGGAGCGCCGACGCGGTGGCTCTCGAGTACCTGGATGGCAGGCACGTCGGTCTTAGGGTCGTTAGTCAGGATGCCGAACGAGTCGCCATCGACCAAGGCCCCGAGCATCCACATGGTCTGGATTTGCCCAAGGTTGTAGCGCCTAGTGAGGTCGCAGCGGACCGACCAGTCGCGAAAGTACTTATCGTGGGCGATGGCCGTCTTCGGGTTGCGAGCCAAGGACTGAGACATCAGGCCGTCACCGACAGAGATGAGCACTGCCTCGTCAACGCACTGTTTATAGATCGGGCTGTTCCGCATGGCCCAGCGGGACGTTCCCACCATGGTCAAGCGGGTCGCAGACGTGACCTCCTTACGCTGGTCATTGGCCGCGCTGACGAAGAGCATACGGCGCGCACCAGTCTGGGTCGTGCTCGCGAACTGCGAGTAGGTCGCAGAGGGTTGCTTCTTAGCCGCCTTGGCTTTCGAGGTAAGTTTCTTAGGGGCCATTAGATATCAACACGCGAGGACCAGTTAATCTGCACGGAGGTGTGAGCACCACCGTAGCGCACTGGATCGATACGAGATAAAGCGTAATTGAGCTCCTGAATCCTCTGAGCCACGGGCATCCCTGCAGTCTTGTTAACACTCGTGCCGGAGTCAGAGTACGACGTGACAGCCAGTCCGAGCTGTGCCAAAGCCTCCTCTTTGTAGGCAAGCAAAGTCTCCTCTGGTAAGCCGACGTAGATGCCTAAGGCGCACATATACTATTGCGGAATTGGTAAGGTTTGCGGTTCATCTCTGCCAATCAGCCCCCAGCGCGCCGCGATGAGCATCCCAAGCAGCTCACAGTCAAGGGCGTGGTTATGCTTAACCCCCTGACGCAGACGCCAGATAGGCTTCCCGGCTTCCTTTGTCCTGATCTCACTATCGAGCTGGGCAATGTAGTCAGGCAAGGCATCACGGGCAAAACTAAACACGCGGCGTGCTCTCGTGCCCCAGAATAAATCTTTACCACTCAGGTTAGACCATACGACCAACGTCGTCGGGTTGCGAACGCCAGGCACATGGACGGCGGTAGGGGTGTTATAGAATCGACGCACCGCATCACCGGCCTTCGTCTTGACGTTGAAGTACTCCTGGCCTGAACCCTTTGCACACTGCCAGCCACGGGTAGCGCATTGCTTGTAGACCTCCTGCGTAGAGTTACCGTCACCAGAGTCTACCATGACAAGCTGCGGATGGATGCCATGCTTTGCCACTAGGGCGTCAACTCCACTCCAATCCGTCAGCCCTTCGGTGCTCATCACCTTGCCAAACCAGACTAGACGGCTATGCCCGGTACGCGCCCACTGTCTCAGACAAACCCACAGGTGGTCCCCTTGACAGTCGATGGCCGCCGTCAGGAACTTAACCGACCCTTCAGGCGCTTCGGACTTGTCCACGATCTGGCCGCGTGGCCCGATGTACGCTACCGCGTCCCATGGGTCTGCCATTGCGTAGTCTGAAGACTCGGTCGATACGACCATCGCCCCGGTGTCATCGCTCCAGGGCTGGGCAAGGTACTGGGTCTTAAACAGTTTCCTCGGGGTTATATCACCCAGCTCTGCAACTTGTTTAGCCTTGATTGTATCCACGGCCAGAGACCCCCAGCTCGTA